ACCAGCGTAGGAACAAGCTAGAAGAGTGGAAAGAGCTTAGAGATTATGTTTTTGCTACAGATACAAGCTCTACTACCAACAGCAGTCTTCCTTGGAAAAACTCAACAACTATACCAAAGATCTGCCAAATAAGAGACAACCTTTTTGCCAACTACATCTCTGCTCTCTTCCCCAATGACAATTGGATAAAGTGGGAGGCATATAGCAGAGAGGATGCGCATAAGAATAAAGCCAAGGTTATTGAAGGCTACATGTCTAACAAGGTGAGGGAAGGTAAGTTCCGCACAGAGTTCGAGAAGCTCGTATACGACTACATAGACACAGGTAATGCCTTTGCTACTACAAGCTTTGAATCACGCTATAAGACCATGTCAGATGGCTCTGTAGTGCCTGATTATATAGGCCCAGTAGTACACAGGGTAAGTCCCTTAGATATTGTCTTTAATCCTTTAGCAGCTAACTTTGATGACAGCTTTAAAATAGTTAGGAGCATTAAAACTATTGGGGAGCTGAAGAAGCTGGCAGCACTAGACCCAGACCAGAGCTTCTGGACAGAGGCTTTAGAACGTAGGTTCGAGATACAGAGGTTAGCAGGAGGCTATAGCATTGAAGATTTTGATAAAGCAGTGGCGTATCAAGCTGATGGCTTTGGCAATATGTATGAGTACTATATGTCCGATTACGTGGAAGTGTTGGAATTCTTTGGGGACTACCATGACTCAACTACAGGCGAGCTTAGAACTGAGCGTCTAATCACTGTAGTGGATAGGTCTTACACTGTAAGGGATGAGGAGATACCAACATGGTTTGGTGGCGCTCCTATAAGACATGTAGGTTGGAGATTCCGTCCAGACAACTTATGGGCTATGGGGCCATTAGATAACCTAGTGGGACTACAGTATAGACTAGACCACCTAGAGAATCTTAAGGCAGATGCTATGGACTTAACAGTTCATCCTCCTCTTAAGGTGATAGGTGAAGTAGAAGAGTTTGTCTGGGGGCCAGGAGAGGAAATACAGATAGATGAGAATGGTGACGTACAAGAGCTAGGTAAGAACCTAAATGGTATTATGGCAGCAGCTAGTGAGATGGCAGCCATAGAAGACCGTATGGAGCTCTATGCGGGTGCTCCAAGAGAAGCAGCTGGCATACGTACCCCTGGGGAGAAAACCCTCGGAGAAGTCATGCAATTGGCTACAGCAGCAGGTCGTATCTTCCAGACTAAAGTTACTAACTTTGAGACAGGAATACTAGAGCCTGTTCTTAATGACATGCTAGAAGCTTCTAGACGTAACTTGGACATTACTGACATCATACGTATAGCAGATACAGAACTAGGTGTTACAGAGTTTTTAAGCATCACTAGGGAAGATATTGTAGGTAATGGTGTAGTGAGACCTATTGGTGCTAGACACTTTGCTAAGCAGTCTCAGGACTTGCAGAACTTAATGACCATCTTCAACTCTCCTATTGGACAGATGATCATGCCTCATACTTCTGCTAAGGGTATGACAGACTTTGTCAATGACATTACAGGACTACATGGATATAATATCTTTGCTCCTAATGTAGGCATCTTCGAGCAGACTGAAGTACAGTCTACAGCTGGCATTGCTCAAGAAGAAGCATTAATTAGAGACACTACTCCTACGGAGGGCTTATGAAAACAACTTGGACTAAAGGGCTAGAGCCTGATCAACATGATAAGATAAAGAGTGCTTTTAAGTCTTCTGCTGAAGTTAGAGCAAGGCTTACAGATATCTGCGAAGATAAGATAGCTACTGCTATGTCTACTCATAAGTCTCAGTATGACTCTCCTAGTTGGCCTTATGAACAAGCAGACACTGTAGGTTATCGAAGAGCTTTAGAAGAAATAATTAGTCTTTTAGATAAATAAATAGCCTAAAAACGTAAAAAATTTAGTATATAGTAGTATACTAGAAATACTTCTAATAATAACTATTATTGTTAATAATTAAACTTATACAGGAAATGATATGACAGACCAGTCAGCATTTAATCAGAATGATCAACAGCAGGCAACCCCTGCACAACAAGAACCTTCTCAAGAATCTGTTTTTACAAACCAGTTAAGCATGATTAAGAATGAGAATGGAGAGCAGAAATACGATAGTGTACCAAAAGCTTTAGATGCTTTAGCTCACTCCCAGCAGTACATTCCTCAGCTAAAGACTGAGGTAAGTGCTAAAGATGCAGAAATTGCAGCTTTAAAGGAAGAGTTATCTAAACGTGAAGCAGTAGGTGATGTTGTAGAGAAGCTCACTGCACAGCAAGCCCAACCTGAGTCAACCCCTCAAGTTAGTGGACTAAATGAGCAGGATGTATTAAACCTCGTTCAGAACTTCTCCCAGCAGCAAGCACAACAACAAACAGCTGTAACCAATGAGAAGTTGGTTAGTGATGCACTATTCGGACAGTATGGCGACAAGACACAAGAGGTGGTCGCTAATAAAGCTGCTGAACTAGGCATGACTGTCGAAGCACTGCAAGGATTGTCTCAGACAAGCCCTCAAGCAGCCCTTCAACTCTTTGGTACAAGTGCTACAAGTGCTCCTAAAACTACTTCAGGAAGCATTAACATTTCAGCACAAGCACCTAAAGAAACTTTTGATGTAGCACCTCCAGAGAAATCTCTCTTACGAGGAGCTTCCACTAATGAACAGATAGACTACTTACGTAAGATTAGAGAGTCTGTCTACAAAAAACATAATGTACAATCTTAAGGAGATTTACTGTGCAATTAACAACTAATACTACTGCGTTCATCGAACAGGAGATTTACTCAGACTTTATTCTGAAGAATCTTCACGATGGTTTACTAGGTGAGCAATACTACCGTAACGTTGCAGACTTCGGTTCTGGCGACACTCTTAACATCCCTACAATTGGTTCTGTAACTATTCAAGAAGGTAGTGAAAACGAAGCCTTCACTTACAACCCAATTGACACTGGTCGTGTTACTCTAACTATCTCTGACTATGTTGGTGATGCTTGGTTCGTAACTGACGATATGCGTGAAGATGGCTACAACGTAGATGCTCTTATGGCAGCTCGTTCAGCTGAGTCTACTCGTGCTATCCAAGAGAACTTTGAAACTCGTTTCTTGGCTACAGCTAACGCTGGTCAGACTGACGCTAACGCAAACACTATCAATGGCTTTGCTCACCGTATTGCTTCTGCTGAGACTAACAATGTATTTGCATTATCTCAGCTAGTAAGTATGCGTCTAGCTTTCGATAAGGCTAACGTACCTAACGGTGGTCGTGTATTCATCGCTGATCCAGTTGTAGAAGCTACTCTTAACAACTTGGTTAACATCTCTACTGACGTTACACCATTTGCTGAGTCAATCCTACGTTCAGGCATGTCTTCTGGTATGCGCTTTGTAGGTCAGTTGTACGGCTTCGACATCATCTTGTCTAACCGTCTACCAACTGGTAACTTTGGTGATGGCACTACATCAGTAACTGGTGGTGTTGCTAACATTGCTATGTGTGTACTTGACGACCAATGCAAGCCAGTTATGGCAGCTTGGAGACGTATGCCTCGTGTTGAAGGTGAGCGTAATAAAGACCTTCGCCGTGATGAGTTTGTTGTATCAGCTCGTTGGGGTGTTGGTGTACAACGTGTTGACACTCTAGGTGTTATCATTACTTCAGCATCTAACATCTAAGGAGAATAAAAATGGGTTTTGAATCTAACACAGGTTTGGGTGTTAACAACCACTACGGCGCTCGTAACACAGGCGGCTTTAAAGGTGGTGAAGCTCCTTCTGCTGGTGCAGAGAAAGAAATTAGTGTCAACTTTGATGGGGATGACACTGGCGTTAAGGTTAAAGTTCCTGCTGGTGCTATCGTGACAGAGATCGTAGATTTCTTCACTGGTACTATCTCAGCAGCTACAGTAGGTTCTGATAATATTGCAGCAGCTAATGGTGCTGTTGCTAACTACGTCACTGTGAGTGCTACTGCTGACTTGACTATCACTGGCCCAACAGCGGGTACAGCGGTTGTTAAATATCTATACGTAGTATAAAACATAAGGAGGAGAGGGAAGAGATTTCTTCTCCTCTTTTTATTTGGCTGGAGGAAATATGCCTAACATACAACACAAAGACATACCAGAAGACCAGTTGCATGACGTCAAGGGTGCTTCAACTTCTACAGCTGGGCAAATATTAACTTCTACTGGTGGAGCTTCTACCTGGGCTAGTGCGCCTACTGGTCTCTCAGTCAACCAAGGGTTTATTGACTATAATGATGCAGGAACAACATCTACGCCTATAACTCTTACAGCAAACACTTGGACAACTCTTACAAATGATGGAGCTGGAAGCTTTACTAATAAGACTTACGCCCCAGAATCTATAGCAGATTTAATGGACGAGGTGAGCGCTTTTGATTTTTCTAGTTTGGATCTTGGCACCTCAGTATTAATACGTAATGACTTCTCAGTTACCCCAGACACAAACAATGCCTTACTAGAGCTACGCTATCAACTAGGTTTAGGTGGTTCAGCATACACTCTAGAAACTATTATAGGTAGGTTGGACAGTGGGTCAGGTATTCCTTACAGATTCAGCCTTAGCCCAGACTTCATCTATATGGGAGATGCTAACACAAGAGACAATCCAGTTTACCTACAGATTAGACTTTCTTCAAATGGTTCTGTTGTAAATGCAGGTAGTGTTATACAGGTGATAGGCCGATGATTAAGATCTATAGGGACGATGAAGCAAATGCAATATTTATTGAGAATGCTAATGGGGCACAATTTTTAAACAGCCTACAGGCAACAGTCCCTGATAGCGGTCTTGTAACCATAATAGATTTGGCCAGAGATATTAATGTAGTGTCAGAGACATCACACACTGAGTTTGTCAGAGAAGATGGTACAGCATATCCTGGGACATCTACTGATGTGTGCAATGCTTTAAACGCAATTTTTCAAATATCAGGTTCATCACAAGGACTTGCTCCAACTATTACTTCTTCTCTTGCTATTAGCCTTACACAAGGTGACTCACTCAACTACGAGTTGACAGCTGACTATGGAGTTGGTTATGAGTGGGACTTGTCTAGTGTCAGTGGAGTAACTACAGTAGAGGGAAACAACAGAAAGTTAGTAGGTGGTAGTACACTGTCAACGGGTACGTACAACATTCCTGTTAAGGCTATCAACTATAACGGTGAAGATTCTGAGACTGTTGTGCTTACTGTTAGTACACCACCTTTTTCTAATACTAAATCAGTACAGTTCAACAATAGTGATTACTTAGGGGCTAATGCGTCCTTGCTTGATGCCACACTAGGACGTTCAGGTAACGGCTCCGGTAGCAGTGACGCGTGGACAATTGCCTTTTGGTTCAAGCCAACTACAAATTCAACAGGTCAAACTGTTTTCTATTTTGGTGATAATGATACTACCAACAGTGGCCACATCAACGTTAGATTTTTAGGCTCAAATGATAACTTGAGATTTCAGTATGGGAGTAATAACAACTATATCCGTTTCCAGTCAGCAAACAGCAGCCTCACCCCTAACCAGTGGCAACATATAGTGATAAGTTATGATGGTGGTACGACAGGTGCATCTAGCGCAGACGTAGCTGATTACTATTCTCGCTTTAAAATGTTTATTGATGGGGTGAACGTAATAAGTGCAGGCTCATGGTCACATAATAACTTCGGTTATTCGGGTGGTATCGACCCCGACAACTTACGCGTGGGCAGATATTCGAGTGGGAATTACTTAAAAGACAACACAAAAATTGATGAGCTAGCTATTTGGAATAGTGACCAAAGCGCAAACATCAGCAGTATCTATAACAGTGGAGCTCCATTTGACTTAACAACATTAACCACTGGGCCTAATCATTGGTGGAGAATGGGGGATGGGGACACCTACCCAACCATACAAGATAATGTTGGAACTGCACACTTCACCATGTACAAC